GATTTTTAATCTTTAAAAAAACAATCAAGTCACCTCGAGGGTAATGACTTATTGTAATATCACCGAGTCCTCTAAACCTAATACTTTCTCCGCTTTCAACCCCTGCATGAATTTTAATATTTGCATGTGTATTTTTACCATTAAGCAACGAGTAATTAACTATCAAATCTTTTTCGGTTAATACGTCTTCTAAAGAAAGTGTTATTGACAGCTTTATGTCTCTGTTTTTTGCTTGTTGCTGTCTAAATTGACCAAATAGATCTGAGAACAAATCTTCAAATCTTGGGCCATTAAAGTTTTGATAGGCGAATCCTTGCGGTGTAGGCGAATCGTACTCTGCACGTTTAGCCGGATCTTTTAATGTTTCGTATGCTTCATTGATTGCAGAAAACTTAGCATGGTCACCGCCCTTATCGGGGTGATGTTCCATAACTAAATTTCTGTAAGCTTTTTTAATTTCTTCTTGGCTTGCAGACTTGCTAACGCCTAAAATTGAATAATAGTCCATACTATAAGTATATAGCTAGACTATCTATAATGTCAAGTGATTATGACATGTGTTTGTCTTCAAGTTTTTCTTTAGTTCGTCCATATGCTGCAATACCAAGTACTGCACCCATAGCAACATGAAATAACCCACCACCGCCTAGCGTAATAGGATCCCATTGTTGTGTTACAATACCGCCGTGTATTGTTTGCAACATTGACCAGAATATAGGAAATAAAATAAAGTCAAAAATATTAATAATCATGTAAGTCCATGCCATCATGGGCCTCCATTTTTTATTAATAAAATCTTCTTCCATGATTAATTAAATGGCCATATACGTCGTTTTGGTTGCTCTGTGTTGGCAGCATTTACTTCGCTGTTAACATTTTCAATCTCTGCATTAGCAGCTTCTAATGCACTATTGCTATCCTTGTAGTAACCTTCGTATGCAACTATAATTGCTTGTTGTTGTTGCATAAATGCTCGTAAGTCACTGAGGTTAAGTGCAAGTGCTTCGTATCCTTCGTCTGTTAATGCAAAAAATACAACTGGTTTACCTTTTGCAGAAATTTTAGAAACTATCTCTTGAAAATTCTCAGGAGTAATAACAATCCATTCTACTTCTCTAGTGCTAAGTCTGTCGGATTTTGGCAAAACCAATTCAGGTTTTTCAATTGGTTTTGCACTTACTTGTATTTCCCTAGGTGGTGCTGAACACGCACTAATTGTTAACAAGGCTGTCGTAAAGCCAAGGACATTCACTATTGAACGATTTTGCATCTTTTGCATTCCTTTCATTGTCTGTTAGTTCTGCTCCGCTTAATAGCTCAAAGCATCTTCCTACTTTATTACTTGCACCGTTAATAATACGTTCTACTAATGCAGGTTTTTCACTACCCAATAATCCTAAATCGTGCTTTGCTAAACGATTAGAGAGCTCTTTGTTTTGCTCTCTAATCTTTTGAAACTCGTTGTTAATTCTATTCAACTCTGCATTAGCTTTTGCATAATCAGCCTGCAGAGTTGTAATAGTTTCTTCATTGATTTGAACTGCTGTTTCTAGTTTAGCATTGTTAGCTTGTAAAACGGCCATGCGTTTTTGACTATCTTGATAGTAGAAGTAAAAGCCACCGGCCATAGTTGCCATTACTGCTCCCATAATCATCATGCCTTTTAGACCTAACATATTGCCACCTCCAGGAATACCTATATTGGTTAACTTAGTAACTTTGCTAACGTTTTTGGTCCAGCTACTCCGTCCGCTGTTAACCCATTCTTTGCTTGCCAAGCCTTTAATGCTGACTCTGTTCCAGGGCCAAATGAGCCGTCTGCTGTAATTCCAAGTGCTTCTTGCAATTTTGCTACGGAAGGGCCTTTTGATCCTTTCTTTAAAGTTTCTGAAGTCGATGCTGACGCTGCGGTAGATACGCTTGATGCGGCAGCGGATGGCGTAAAATTTCCGCCAAGTACCTTTAATGCATGTTCAAAACGGCTTTTACGATCAGCTAAACCAATGTCGCCACCGTTGATGATCTTGGTCATTTTAACAATGTCTTGTGTATCAGCAACAGCATTTAATTTTTTACTATTCCAGAACCAGCAAGCTGATTCGATAGCACCTTTTTCTGTTGCAACATAATCTGCGGCTTGTTCTGCTGTCATGTTAACACTCTTACCAAAGTTAGTGTAGTTCTCACGACCAGTCAACTGCTTAAGTCCACGACCGCGGAATCTCCAGCCGTCGCCTTCTTTTACGTTACCCATCTTGCTAGTACGGAACTCGTCCATGTAAACATAGTTTGCAATCTTCTCTGGGTTACGAGCGTATTCTTTTGCGTTACGCTTTCCTGGTCCAAAGTAACGTGGGAAAACTTTAAGAAGAGTTTCTTCTTTATAGTTTAGGTTTTCTTCTAACATTTTAAAATTACCGGATTCATGAGCACATTGGGCTAGAAATCCTGCTACACGCTCGATTGTTGTAATTTCATATTTTGGAAAAATTGAAACACATGCTTCAAACCATTTGTCTGAATCTGGATTTCCGTGTAGTATTTCTTTTAATTGTTCTTTAGTAAATTTAAATTTAAATTGGTCAGCACTCATTATTGTTTTACCCTTTCGTTTTTTATGTGTAACTCTTATAGTCTTTCTAAAACTAACATATGACCGTTGTTTTCAAAAGTGAGAGTTTTATTACCAAATTTTGTTACGTTATAGTCACCAATATACTTAGTTAAAAATAAAATTTCTGCATAATCGTTCATGTTAATTTTTTCAGAAATATTTTCGTTTACATGTTGAGAATTGCCAAAATCTTTAATTTTAAAACCAATTGGATCAGCATAGGCTTTTTTTAATACTAATTCATCATTGGAATCTAAATCTATAGATTCTAAATAACTTTTATTAAAAAAGTTCTTAAAGTTGTTCATGTTAGATTCTGTTACAACTTCTGTATAATCTTCTGTAGTGGATGGAACTTCTTTTTGTAAATTTTCTAAAGTTAACGGAACAGACTTAAATGATTTGTAATATCTAAATCTATAATTATTTTTATTAGTTAACTTCTTTATACCGTCCATCAATTCCATTATTTGTTCAGCAATTTGTTTGTCACGCTCAATCTCAACAAATACTTTATACATACCGTCATCTTGTTCGCCACTTGATGTAGCAGCGTCTAGCACAAACGAATAACCCTTTTCAATAAAGTTAACCAAATCTTTAGCAGGTGCCTCTTCTAAAACTGTAAAACTTAATACAACAATGTCTTGATCGCTACCCATTTTGCTTTTATATGCGTCGATTTCAAGTACCTTGTCGACCATGTCAACTAAATCGCCAGTATTTAAAGACATTATAGATTTTCTCCGCTAATTGGTGTAAGTTGTTCTCCAGCACCAGTCGAACCAGGTTCCGGCGGTGCCTCAGTTGGAACATTTGGTTTTAATTGAACATCGGATGTTTCTAAATCGAGATCTTCTAAATGCGATGTATACATATCCGAAAGTAATTTTTTAGGCATTTTTATTTCTACTATCCAGATAGGATGTCTTTCAAGTTTGCCTTTTTTAGTACCCGGTCTAAAATCGTCTTGTGTTAAAACTTTTTTTGGCTTAATTAAGTAAGATTTTTCGTATTTTATTTTGCAATCGTAATCTAATAATCTTTTCCCACCCATTGGGTCGGGCATCTTTTCTTTAGGCCAGAAAAACTTAACAGTAACCCAATGTCTGTCAACAGAAGGTCCTGCGGCTAATTCCCCATCTTCCCAATTTTTGTAAACATACAAATCAAGTTCGTCGAGTACTCGTTCAAAGTCTTTTAGTACATTAAATAGCGTATTGCTATCATACATACTTTCAATGTTTCGTATTACGTCTAAAGTGTCGAGAATGTTTACCATAATAATTCCTAGTTTACTCTATACTTATTTATCTGTTTTACTATTCAATATACGCACTTTTCTTTCGTCATCAAAGGTTAAATAAGTGTGCAGGGAAGGATATTCCTGCAACGGAATACACCCTGCTATCCGAACTCACAGGAGGACTTAATGGGTAGAGCTAAAGCTAAAAAGCAAGCAACTTTTTCGTCTAACAACGTTGTTTCAAATAACGTTGTTAAAATTAACACTTTCCTTCCAAAAAAAACTAGAACAGTTGATATACTTCCAAGAAATAAGAGTCAAGAAACTTATGTGTTACAACTATTGGATTCGAGTAAAGACATAGTCTTTGGAATTGGTCCAGCAGGAACCGGCAAAACTATGATAGCTTGCCAGGTGGCCGTAAAAAAATTCTTAGATGGTGAAGTAGATAGAATCATCGTAACAAGACCAGCAGTCAGTGCAGACGAGGACCTTGGGTTTTTACCAGGTACTTTAGAACAAAAAATGGCACCGTGGACTAGACCGATATTTGATGTTTTTAGAGAATATTTCTATGCAAACGAAATTGAAAGCATGATTCAAGAAGGGGTTATTGAAATATCACCTCTTGCATACATGCGTGGTCGAACATTTAAAGATGCATATATTATTGCAGACGAAATGCAAAATGCCACTCCGAACCAAATGAAAATGCTATTAACACGTATTGGCACAGGTTCAAAGATGGTTGTTACAGGTGATCTTGCACAAGCTGATAGGCTCAAAGATAATGGATTATTAGACTTTATCGGACACTTAAAAGACTTTGAAGCAAAACGTATCGATGTTTGCGAATTTGCATACAAAGATATTGAACGCCATCAAGCAGTAAAAGAAGTTCTTCGGGTATATGGAGACGAATAATAAAAGGGCCGAAAGGCCCTTTTATTTAATATACTGCACTTTTAAATCTTGGCAGCACAGGTTCTTTCTTAGGATTTTTAATACACCAAATCAAGTATTCGTTTTTGGTTAAAACCAAATCCCAAGTCAAACTCTTTATAGGTGGTTTTCCGTTTTCGTCATAGTAGGTTTTGATTTTATAATATTCTTTTAACCACACCCACCTATTGCTATTGGTTTTAATAGGAAACAAAGCGTATTTTTTATCAACTGTTTCTCTTGGCCCGGGTTGATAACCCATGTTAACCCCCATCATACTGCCATTGTTGCCTTGATGGTCTCGTGATATTGATAGTCAAGCAATACGTAGTCTGTGGGTTTTGTATTGATTAATTCATTAAGAGTAGCGAACTCAGGCATCATTAGAGTAGGACCTTTGAATGGTTGACGTTTTAGTTGTTCTTCTACTGCATCAAAATGATTTTTGTAGATATGGCAATCACCACCTGTCCAAACAAAATCACCTACCTTTAGATCAAGCAACTGTGCAAACATATGTGTAAGCAAACTATAGCTTGCAATGTTAAATGGAACGCCCAAGAACATATCTGCACTACGTTGATATAGTTGACAGCTTAGTTCGCTGTCCTGTACGTGGAATTGAAACAGTGTATGACATGGCGGCAACGCCATAACATCTACTCGATCAGCATTCCACGCACTTACAATATGTCTACGACCAGACGGATCATAATGCAAACCTTCTAACACATTTGCAATTTGATCAACGTATCCGAGTTGTGCGTCCCAGGTGCGCCATTGGTGTCCGTATACTGGTCCTAGTTCTTTAACTGTGTCGGTATTTTTATATCCTAGATCTCGCCCTTGCTTGTCTGCATTTGCAGTCCAAATAGTTGTTTTACCTACTAGTTCTTCTCGAGGTTTTTCATAATGTATTTCTGCAAGTCTGCGTTCGTCTGTGCTGCCTTCAAGAAACCATAGCAGTTCTGAAACTACACTACGCCATGCAAGCTTTTTAGTAGTAACCGCTGGAAATGTATCTCTCAAGTCAAAACGCATTTGATAACCAAACACACCTCTAGTTCCTACACCGGTACGATCATCTCGATCTTTTCCGTGTTTTAAAATATATTCTAAAGCGTCATGATATTGTTTCATTTGAAATCCTTCTATACTTTTCAGTAGTTAGCTCGCCATCGAAATATCTCTCATACAAATCGAATTTTTCTGATATTAAAGTCTTAGAAAGAAACGTATCGCAATCGTAGGTTAAATTGATACGGCTTAACCACAACTCATCGATTATATTTAAACAAGCATGTATTAACTCGGCACCGCCAATAATCCACTTGTCGCCGCCTGATATGTACGGCAATGTTTGGGTAATAGCATCGATATTCATCACAGCATCTGCACCTGGAAAACAAGATAAATCTTTAGTAGAACACACAATATGTCTTCTGTTAGGAAGAGGTTTAACAGGCAAACTATCCCAAGTTTTTCTACCCATTACTACTGTAGATTTGCCAGTGCATTGTTTAAACCATTTTAAATCAGCACTATTATGTGGCCAAGGAAGGGCACCGTTTTTACCAATGCCCCAGTTTTCGTCACATGCTAAGATTGCATATATCAAAATTTAGGATCCTTTATCATTCTAAGCATCTCTCGGTTTTCTCTTTCAACTTCGAGTTTTGCATCCTTGTATTCTTGACGCAGTATCATTGCAAGAATTGGCAATACTAAAAACACCAGTGCTCCTACAGCCATGCCCATCCCCGGATCGTATCCTAGATGCAGTGCTAGCATACCGCTCAAAAAAATTGTTACGCCTACATATAGTACCATTGACAAACCTTTGCTGATGTTAAGTAAGAATTTTTTCCAAACTCTGTTCATGTTTAGTCTCCCTTTCCTGGATTTTCACTAAGATATTTGATTTTTCCTTCAACGCCGTGCCATTGGTCAGCATCAGCAGGAACATCTTCCTTTCGAATTTTAGTAATATTTGGCCAGACATTGCTGAATTTAGTATTCAGCTTTAGTAAAAATTCAAGCTCTGTTCCGTTAATTGCTGTGTCGGCAACAATCGCATCTGCAGGACATTCCGGTTCGCAAACTCCGCAATCAATGCATTCGTCTGGATTGATAACTAACATGTTTTCGCCTTCGTAAAAACAGTCAACTGGGCACACTGTTACACAATCCATATGTTTGCAATTAATACATAAATCGTTTACAAGATATGTCATTGCAGTCTCGCTAATCTAATAAGTGTAGCAGCAAGATTTATTTCAGGATCAACAACAAGCGTATGATCAACTAGTCCTTGTTTAATAATAAGAACAGCAGAATCTTGCTTTTCGGAATCACCAAATAGCTCTAGATTGTCATACAACCATCTATAAATGTCTTCCATTTCTTCAGCACGTATAGTTCCGCACACTAACTTTCTAGCCTCATGAATCTTTCCAGCCTTAAACAGTTCGACCATCTCAATCCGCCAGTCTGCATCATTTACATCTCCTTTGTTAGGTGACGCAAGTTTGCTATTAGCAGAGTTCTGTTGAACCATGTTGATACATTTACGCAAGTCTGGATAAGTTGCTTTAACATATGTATCCAATGTGTCAATGTCAAAGTCTATTTCTTCAGTAATTAATATTTCTGCAACTCTTGCAGTGAATTCAACTTGATCTGTTTTTGCAATATGAAAATTTTGGCATCTGCTATGTATTGCAGGAATAATTTTATTAGGATAGTTACATGTTAATATGAATCGAGAGTGATCTGCATACGTTTCCATGATTCCTCTTAGAACAGCTTGTGCAGATCCGCTTAAGTAATCTGCTTCGTCTAACAGTACTACTTTAAAGTCGCCAAACGGAATCATCTGAACAAAAGACTCAATTTTAAATCGAATAAAATCAACACCGTTATCTCGACTAGCGTTAATTTCTAGTATGTCCATTGGATTAACTCCTAGCTCATTAAGCAAAAGTTTTGCTAATGTAGTCTTACCGATCCCAGCATTTCCGCTCAATAATAGATGAGGAATAGTTTTTTCTTTAATCCATTGCATTACCTGTGCTTTTTGTGCTTCGTCACGGAACACGTATCCGGTAACTGTTTTAGGTCTGTATTTTTCTACCCATAGTTCTTTCATTTTATTTGCCTTTACCTTTGTTTTTTTCTTGTATTAATCTAAACCTACAGTAATCTTGACTCCAAATAGAATACATCAATCCTGCACAAAAACCGTATAACATATTCCAAAGCATGTTTTCTGCGGTCAAACTACTTATTACAAACGCCAACATAAGGTCAGCGGTAATGAAAGCAAATGCCCAATCATACCAACGTATCACGTCCACCTCAATATAAAAAATGTTGCGTCTTTATCGTTTTTAAAATTAACATACGTTAATTGTTCTATTGACCAAATATCGCCAGCAGGTCCATAACGATTGTACAACCAATCAATAGCTGCTCGTCTGTGAGGGATCTCCACACCTATATGGTCGAGATCAACAGTTGTCACTTTGTCCAACCATGGTGCTTAAAGATAATCTGAACACTCTTGGCTTGGAAATATGCATCTGCAAGTGCATTGTGCAAATCAGTTTGCATGTCTTTGCGTGGATCTTTTGGCATACGCTTGGTAATAGTTCGAGCATCCGAAATCTGCCAGAACTGCCACGGAATAGGTTTACCGATGCTACGATACATATCTTCGAGCATTGTAATATCAAATCCATAGCCTTGCCCCCAGATTTCGTCAACACCTACAACCCATTTGTTAAGTTGTGCAAGTGCTTCTTCTACGGTAACAGCACCGGTTTGATCAAATGCTTCTTCCATAATAGCAGGATCTTGTTTCCCCCACCATTCAACAGTACTATCACTGGTAGTACGCCCAAGACGATCTTGATCATCCACAAGGATCTTTAGGTAAAGTTCGCTGTGAGGTTCGTCGTTGTTAAATGGGTTAAATTTAACTGCACCTAAGCTAAGAACTGTTGCAGTCGGTCTGACATCTAGTGTCTCTAGGTCGATCATGCCGTGTGTGGCCATAAAAAAACTCCTTGTTATTCTTATGCACAATAGCACAAAAATAGCAAGGAGTCAATGTTTTTATGGACGAGAAGGCCACAAACCTTCAGTGCAGATAATATAGTGTAGTCCTTTGGCTGGACTTTCTAACTTTGGCAACGCAAATGTAGTGCGTCCATCGCCACCGAATGTGCATCCTAGTAATGCAAATAGTGCTTGATACTGATTAATGTTTAATAATCTTCCGTCACATGCCATAAATCCAACAGGATCGTAGCTAAATGCAACAAGTTTTATTGCTCCAAAAAATTCTTCCATGTTTTTTCCTTTATAAAATTTACAAATCGCCTTCTTTGCGATTTTCACTATAGTGTACATTGAATTCACCACCAGGGTAACGTGCTTCTAGTTTACGTACATTTTCAGCAATTACTTCATTAGGGTCTACGCCAATTGCTCTACATGCATTAACCCAATACCAAGCAATATCTCCTAACTCACGTTTCATATGAAAGATTGTGTCTTCGTTCATAGGCTTGCCTTGGAATACACACTTCTTTACAATTTCGGCAAATTCGCCGCCTTCTGCTGCTACTCCTGTACTTCCAGTCATTAGCAGTGCTATATTAACTACTTCATTTAATTCGCGAAGCCTTGTAATCATTGCTTCTAAATCATTAGAAGCATCGCTTGTGACTTCTTCTACAAAATCACGATATTTATTTAGGTCGACTTGTGTCAAATTGTCCTCTTATCTGTTAATAAAGTCATCTGGGCGAATGTCTACGCCTGAACCATTTTCGTATTCTTTACCAAAAACAGCACCTTCTGGTTTTTCATCACTCCACATAAGTATACTTTCAGCTTCTACCATGCGAACTTCTTTTTCACCATCGCCGCCGTCAATGTTTACAGATCTAGTCCATCTACCGTGTTCAACTAATACCCAGTCTCCTACATTGTATTCGTCTGTATTAATTGGACCTTTAGCATAGACTTTGCCCCACCTAGGATAAATTCCTCTAGTAGTGCCGTCGTCGTTTCGAATAATCAATCCTGACTTTGTTTTTTGTTCTCCAAAATACATGTCAGACACTAACACTCTATTACCAATAGGTGTAAGTGTACCTTTAATAGTATTAATTGTTAGAGACATTACTTACCTTTTCTAATAAAATTGCCGTCTTCGTCTTCTTCCCATTCAGCTGCTTCTGCGGCTGTTGCACCAACAACTCCTGCTGTGTCGGATTTTTTATCGTTTTTAACTACAGATTCGGATCTTAATCCAGTGCTTTTGTCATAATAATCTTTTAGAATATCTTCTTTTTTACGCACTATTTTTCCGCCCGGTCCAAGTTCGTCACCTCTTGCATTAACTTTTGCATTACCAACAGCTGGAGTTAACTCATTTCTTGAAATGAGTAGATCTAAATCAACATTCTTTCCGTTAGCTGATCTATAAATCTTACGGCCTGGTTGTTTCATTGCCATATTGCTCTCCTTATATCACCATTAATACTTATGACTTATATTTTCTAAAAAAATATTATTTGACAACTATTTTAAAAATTCACGCCAGTCAAGGTCGTACTGAATAGAATCTATTCGATGCACACCTATTAGATACAACACATAACTTGCAACTGAACTTCCGCGGCCAACACCCCAAACAATGTTATTTTCACGCATAAAGTCTACAAGATAGATCATATAGCGTAACAAGTTTATCATACCACGACGATCATATTCCATGACTTCGTCATACACACGATCTTTTTCTTCTTGTGTATTACATTTTTCGATCAAATAATCATGCACATTCATGCATTTGTATTCTTTTGGCATATACCATTCGCTTTGACATACACCGTCAAACGTTTTTTGATCTACATCTATAGGAATATATTTTTGAAGTGATGAAAGACCTTGTTCTTTCATAATTTCATTAAATCGGTCAACTTCGTCATTGGCATCACATAATACCACATGAATTTTATCCGCATGACCGGAATAGATCATATCTATCAAATCACGATTTGTAAACCGTGGTATACCTAGTTCGTCAGTCTTCATGAGCATTTAAATAGTTTAGCTTACTTTTATTAAACTGTCAAGATCATCGTTGCCTTGGGCAGCTTGTTTTATTCTTGCAGCAGTTCTTCGTTCATCTAATTCAAGTTTGTAAGTGTCCATCAATAGTATCATTTGATGTCGCACTGATGGATTTTCAGTCATAAAGTATAATGAGTTGAGTTTATAAAGCTTAGACTCTAATTGGGAATCTGTTAATTTTGTTAAATCTTCCCCAACTGGATGCATTAGCTAAAAATTCCTAAATATCTTAGATATACAGTAACTCCGTTGTCGTATGTAAATGCTTCGACAACAGTTGCGTTTGTAGCAGAAGTAACAGATAATGTGTCTCCTGACCAAGCAACGTTGCCGTCAGTTTTTACTGTTCCGCTATTTTCACTGATAAACGAAACAGTTCGTGCAGTTCCGTCAGCTGTTAAAAAAATTCTACTTTGTGCGTATCCGTCATTTGGCCAATTTTGGAAGTTAAGAGAAATATTACCGGTTGCTTTTACAACAAACACACTTCCTTGATTGTAATCAAGATTTTCGTTATCACTTGTTCCTGTTGCATTAGTTTCTTCGACTAATTGAACACACCCACGAAACTCAGCATTTATAATAGCATTATAATCAAAATTATTGTCGCCATCGATTCTAGCAACTCCTTCTTGAAGATCGCTTATTTCTTCTTTGGCTACAGATAACGCAGTTTTAATAATGTTAAAATTATCTCTAAACCCTTGGCTATCGTTGTCTTGTCCAGCAACTGGAAAATTTTCATCAATTGTTGTACTAATAATTGCACTAGTCATTTTTTAATCCTTAATTTGTATTATTTATCGTCGTTAAACGTTAAATGTATAATTTGCGAATAGAATATATTGTTCTTGGCTGTTGCCAGTTGTGGTATCTATAATGTATCTATCAATGTCAAAATCTAGTTGTGTAAACGAAAATCCTGTAGTTGACATATAATTAATTATATTATCCTTTATGATCTCAGATTGACCCGGTTTACAGTAAACTAACGGTAGTGCTAATACATAATCTATTTCAGAAAAACTACTACCCTGAGCAGTTCTCATCCATAAAGGTAAAAAGTCTCTACTTGTTTTAGCAAGTCTGTTTGTACTGTCGTCTTCGTTAATTTCCATTTCTCTTATACGATCTCGCATGTTATCGATATTTGAAATATATTTTTTACTATCTCTATTTTGAGATACATTAACTGCGTTGCTATCAGCAGTTATAGTATTTGTGTTTGGTCTAAATCTCCAAGGACTTTTATCATCATTTTTAAACGTGTCGTCGTTTGCTTCGTAGCGAATGCTGTCAGCAGTTATCTTACCAGTCATATTAAGTGTATTAAAGAATGTTCTAGTTTTTCCTGATGTTGGTTTTGCAGGATCTTTTAGTTCAACATACACAATCTCGTATATAACTTCATTTGTTCCTTCTTTTTTAGCGATAGCAGTTTTAACATCTCCGAGTAAGTAACGCTTTCTTTTATGATTTCTAGCTGCGGCCCCGACAAATTTTTCAATGTTTTGTGTTTCAATTCCAGAAAACACAAGGCATTTAAGATCTTTTTGTATTCCAAAACTAGGATCGTTTGGTCTATAAACTAACTTAGGCGATATAACCTTCGCATTGTCCATTAAATTTAAAAATAATTCTCGTTGAATTGTTGGTAAAAATGGTTTCATATAGATGTTGCTGTAGGTTAAGTTGTCTGCATCACTTATAACTAATGTAAATTCTTTGCTAACTGCACTAAACCCAAAGCGATCGCGAGCTAGTACTGTAAAGTTATACACTCTATCCATTGTAGTAGTTGCACCGTCAAATGTTGTGTTTCCTGAATCAAAGAAAGTTAATCCTGGAGAAGACTCTGTTCCGTTTATAGGAACTTTTCCAATAATTTCTCCGTCATTCTTTAAAGATAGACCGTAAGGTAATTTTCCTGAAACTACATTATAAATTAGCACAGCGTTTGGAACAGTAGTTTCTGCTTTAACAAAAAGCGTACTTATTCTATTAGCATTGAGTGTTCCTAGGTCTGAGTCTGTAAGCCAAGTAATAGTACTATCAACTTCGCCTAGTAGTTTAATAGTAAATGTTTTTTTCTTCGATGCAACATCCACTTCGGCTCTAGGAAACGTAACATTAAAGGATCCACCTGTGTATGTTCCAAAACTTATTTGAATAGTTTGAGAATAAGATCTTGACAACGGTGTAGACAATTGTATTCTATCATAGTTATCTATTTCTTGAAGAATTATTGGAGAACTATCTGCTGTATGGAATAAGCTCTTGATAAAATTAGTATTTCTATTTGTTGAAGTAGCAGGTATAACCAATGTTAACTCAACTATTCCGTGAATATTTGAAACACTTGATACATACGCCGGTAACTCGGCAGAACCTAAAAATGACTCTAGTGTTTCTTCTATAGTTCCAACAACCGGACCAGTTATATTTGTAACTAACTCAATACCAACTGTGCTATCGTCAAGATATACTTTGTATTCTATATAAGGATATATTGCGGTAATAGGATAGTATTCTAAATCAGAATATCTTATACTTTTTCCTATATAAAACTTTTTGTCTGCTTCTAGCATTGTATTTGCAAAGATGTAGTTTTGACTAGTAGTAGCAGACTTTTTAACTGTGATCGGAGTTGCTACAGGAGTAGGAGACAACGGAGCAGAAATTTCTATCTCGTCCCAAAACTCGTTATCGCCAAACACGTTTTTAACTGTGTAATATCGTTGCTCAATTGGTATTTCTTTTCCAATTAACGATTGCAAGTCGTCAATGCCGTCTTGAGTTCCTCTAGGAAGCTTTGCTATTCTAAATCTAGTATTTCCACTTAGTACTTCGGCGTTGTATGTGCCAAAGACTTTTACAAAACCTTCGCCAATGTCAAAACGATCGGCTCTAACAGTAAATCTATAATCTGTTGTAACTGCTGGTTGATAAGGAACAATTCCGGCTATTTCTCCAGTTTCTGAATCTAATGTTACACCTGGTGGAAATTTACTTTCTGATTCCGGATACACAACCTCAAAATCTAAAATACTTGTTGTTTGATAGTTAGATTTTGGAAAGTATGGAAGAACACCACCAATTTCATAACTGCCATTTTCAATAATTTCTCCAGTGGATTTTAATTTATAAACTCCAGGATTAACCGGCTCTTGAAAAAAGAGTATGTCGCCTTCTAGGGTGTAAGTATCTAGTACATCTAAGTATATTGTAATAAAGTTATTTGCACGTTTGATTCCTAGATCGGAAGGAGTTAACCACAATGGAACTCTAGAATATGTATTGTCTGCTGTAAAGACGCCGTCGGCAGCTTTCATTATAGTGTTGTCAGCTCTCAAGAAGTCGTCGCTAACTACATATATTGAAAACTTTCTTTTTGCAAATGCAACGTTATCAGTTACAGTTACTATAAATTCATAAGTTCTATTTAGTTTTTTAGGTGCTCTAGTCGGAACACTATAGTCATAAACTTTAGTGTCATAATAATAGGTATCTAAACCACTGCCACTAACAATTCCAAAATCAAATGGGTAAAGTCCATATTGCCCAACATCGTATCCGCCCGAGTCGGCATTTATGTCTAATGCTAAAATAGGATCTACTATGCCTGTTATACGTCCATCTGTTGTTAAACTAATACCAGGAGGCAATTCTCCTTCGCCGTCTGCTATATAATACTGCAAAGAATCGCCCGCAGGCAAATCTGTATCAGTAGCAACAAGCTGATAATTTATTAAACTGTTGTCGAGAATAAATAACGCTTCATTAGAACCAACTGGTAATTTTCCTTCAGGAGTAACCCATTGTGGGTTATCAGGTCCTTGAACAGTCATAACAAAAGTTCTATCTAACACTGCACCACCAAGGTTTGCTCTAATTACAAAAGTAAATATTGTATCTCGAGCAACTTCTAAAATTGTACCTTTGATTCTATTTTCAACCAATCTCAATCCCGGAGGCAATGATCCACTAATAACCGATGTGCTTAAGCTTTGCACATTAGATATAGGCAGCGGAATATCGATAGTATTTCTTTCTTCAAATATTCCAAAGTCATAATTATTTTCAGCAGTCCAAGTTGGATAGTTTTCTATATATATAGAAAAGGTTCTGTCTAGTACTCCGGATGAATTCGACGCTCGTACAACAAATGTATTTACTGTTACTTCGTTTACAGGAAATGGTGATCCCGTAATTATATTATTTGCTAATGTTAGACCTTGTGGCAAAGATCCTGAAATTATAGAAGTCGTTGCAACTACGGTAGGATCCAACGGCAACGGTAGGTAAACTATTGCATTTTCTGGAATTCTTGCAAGAGTTGTATTTGTTGGAACAGTCCATTGTGGTAACATTTTATCCCCTTATACGATGCTGCCAAAGTCAACATCCCCGGATGCTGGTGTAGTAAACGATCCAAAATCCAGTCCTACTTGTAATATTACCCAATCTAGAATACTTTCCACTGGTTGATCTATATCGCCTAAGTCGAACCCAGAAATGTATCTACCAAGTCTTTCTTGATAATTAACCCCGCCTATGTTAGTTGTTAATAAGTTTGTTGCATTAATAGTTGTTCCAGTTATTGAAGTAGCTGTTAAGTTATTAATTCCTGTTATATTTCTATTGTTGCCTACTAAGTTTCCGCCAAGTTCTGGAGTTGTATCTTGTAATAAACTTCCAGTAATAGTTATAGTTTTTGTATTTTCATTTGCAGTTACAGTAATAGCATCTGCACCTAAAATATTATAATTAATTCCGGCACCGGATATTAAGCTACCTGAATTTGTAACAATAGTAAATCTGCTTTCAGGCATTGTGTTTTCAACAACAATTGTATTATCTAGTTGCGTTAATTGCATGTTGTTGCCAGCGACAAGTCTTCTAAAATAAAGTGTATTATTAGCTGTGTTCGAATAAACTTCTGCCCCAGAAGACCCTAGGTTACTTCCTTCTTGTTCTGCAATACCATCAAGAAGCTGGAAGTTTTGATTTATTTTAATAAATGCTTCTCGAAGATCGTCACCAGTGCCGTCATTAGCTGCATTACCTACGTTAATTGATACAATTGACATATTATTCTCCGTTTTATATATTTAGTGCAAATCAACCCAGCCAGGTGTGCTATCTCCCGAATCTGCAACGTATCCTTGAAATTTTCCAGTGGTAGAATTATATAAAAACATTCCAAACGTTGGTGTTAACAAATCTATTTCTTCCTGTGAATATGTAGGTGGTCCAACATACAACTCGTTAAAATTGTTGTTTATTTTTGTAAAAGCGGTGCGTAACGGATCGCCGTCGCCTTTGTTAGGACTGCTACCTATGTTAATAGTTTGTTTTGTCATTATACTCTTCCTACTACTACTTCGACAACGCCCTTACCGTCATCTAATTTTTCAGCAACTGCTTTACCTATAACAGTGCCAACCCGTGGGTCATTATCAACTATGCCATACCCTGGTATTGCACTTGTAACAACTAGATCACCTTTTTGTACTCTACCCAATACCTTAACAGGAACACGGCCTTGTAGTGCTATTCCAGTTACAAAATCACCTTCTAACGCACTGTTCATTAAGTGTGCAGGATTTGTAGTTACAACACCGGCAACTCTGCGATCACCTTTTACATTAGTTAGTGTAACTTCACAATTTCCGCCAAATACTAGAACTGTTCCTGGTTCATAGTCTGCATCTCCTAGATAGTTTTCAGCTAAGTCGGCGTATAGTGCTTCTGTTGCAGTACCGTTAAAGGTAGTTGCATAAACAGTATTCCATCGATTTCCACTACCACCTAGCATTTGACCACTATCAGTTGGACTGTTTGCACCCGGAAGTATATTACCAGTGATGGTCATGTTTGTTTTAACGTTAAATGACGGAGCACCAGTAGTGGTTGTTATATCTAAAATGTCAACTGCTGTACCTGCGTTATCTCTTATAGTTAATGCATCTGAAAGATTTGTAGGCAGTATAATTTCATTAACAGTTGTAGCACCGCTAAATGTAGCTTTATTTAGGCCTGTAATTAAACCAGTTGTAAATCCAAGAGTGTTAGTAGTAGGGGTCCAAGTTAATCCGCTGTCGGTAAATGTTGACAAGTTTCCAGACTGACTAGCAACAAAAGTAATAAAGTTTGGTGCTGCGTCAGTATTTTTTGCTGTAATAGTTGTCGTAGTTGCAACTGTAGCACTCGATGCATTTCCACTTAGTGTTGCTGTTATAGTAGATGGTAACCCTACAGTAAATACGCCGGCACTGTATCCAACTTCAACTTCGTTTGCTGTACCTTGTACTGTTAAAGTTCCACCTAACGATACTGCACTAGTAGTAGAACCGTCACCGAATGTTATAGAACTATTTGAAAGTTTGTTATTTGCAATAGACCCTGCTAACATTGCGTTTGTAATACCGCTAGTACTAACTGTTAACCATCCATCTGTTGATGTAAACACGCTGCTATTAAAACTTGCAAGCCCTAAATCTGCCTGTGTAATACCAGTAGCATTTGCTCTAGTAGTTGCAGCATTCATACTTAATTTGCGTTGTTGAATACCAGCATTTAAATTAACATCTGCATCCATGATTACTTCAGATGCAATTGCTGCTCTTAGTTCACCTGATGTATAGCTAAATGTAATGTCTGTAGTAGCTGCACTAGTGTCAAAAGGTACGTTAACCCATTTATTAGTTGCTCCGCCTACATATGTTAACACTTGGCCTTCTACTGGTGTAGCAATAGCAACGTCCACAAGTTCACTCAATTCGTTATTTGCATCAACATAATCTTTGTTAACAGCATCTGTTCCGTTTGTTGGCGTTGCAACGTTTGTAATTTTGTTGGAACCCATGTTTAATTCGCCAGCCATGGAGTTGCCGCCGTCGAGTCTAAGTGCTCCACTACTTATTATATCGCCAGGATCGAGATTAGTGCCATTACGGTTCCAGCCAAGGCGACGGTTAATATAGCCTTCGGTTGCTGTTTCTGTTGGTACTGCATCGCCTTTTGCATCTGTAAAACTGTCGTCGGGACTAAATTCGTTAACTCTAACACCACGTTTAAAACCGATACCATCGATATTAGTTAATACAAGAGAAGCGTTAAAAGTAACAGAGCCAGTACCTTGGTCAACTGTAAAGAAACGTCCTACACGGAAGAAACCATCTTGGTCTGTACTTGAAAAGAAGCAACGTCCTTTTAATCTTTCTTGAACTTGTGCTTTACTGCTAGTACCATTCTCGTCAATTGCTTGTTCGTCTGATACCCAATCGCTAGTCGGTGCACCATAAATTCTGTTTGGATAATTTGTACTGTTGTAGCCGCCTGTACCAATGTATAAGAAGTCGTGGCTGGTTGCACGAGTTGTAGAAATATTTACAGTAATATTTGCTGTTTCATTTGCTCTTAAAACAGCTTTAAGTGTGTTTGTACTTCCTATAGTATTATCAGCTCGCGAAGCAAGCCCACTTGTATAGGCATCGTTAATACTATATAAATCAGTAAACTTAACTACACCGTATGCTCCACTTGAATCTACTTCGTATTCTGTAATTCTGTGAGTTACACCTGCCCATGTAAATATCATGTTGCCGTTGTTGATTCTATTTACATCACCGGCATCAAGCAATTCTATAGCAATCATAGTATCGCCGGCATTAGCACCCATAGTTCCTATAGCGGTATCTAAGTTTGCATCTCCTGCATAAAGGTTACTAACAGTCAGATCAATAGCATCGTAGTTTGCATCAATACCAATTCTTTTAACTCCTGCAGGAGTTGGAATGGCAGAAACAATAGTGTTATCAAACGAAATAGTTCTGTAAGTTTGTGTAGGTTGCTCATCAAAAACCAATGCAGTACTAGGTCTAGTTGACAGTGACGCAGGCAATCCATCAAGCAAGAAGCTCTGTTTATCTCTGTAATTTCCAAAAGTACCAAATGTAGTATTAACTTGTACGCCCGATGCTCCTGCAGAAACGCCGCTTGATAAATCTAGTCTCCAAACTTTTCTTCTTATTGCTGTATTAGTCGAGTCGCAATATGCTACAGGAACTTCTATGTCTGTTGATGACGCCGATATAACACCATATGGATAATACAACCCAGTTGAGTGTAATATTTCAACCTCGGCACCGTTCATAGGATAAAATGTTAGATCGAAAACAAATAACGATGAGTCTTCTTCGTTTGCAGTATATCCTAAGTTGTCTACAGATTCTGGAACTCCGTATGTAGTTACACTGTCAATAGCATTAAATGCACCATTTACTAATGTTTGTAAATATGCAAATGTGTTTCCGCCGCTTTCTTCTGTGTATGCAACAACACCGGTTACACTTATTGCACCTTGAACTTGTGTTAGCGTGTCGCCATCTAAAATTCCAAGGCTAGTACCAGTTAATTCAACAATCTGATCAACGTTATAAATTTTTACAGGTTGAGCCAAGTCTTGAGTTAGTATAACAGTTGATGCTTTTTCGTCAGGATCTGATCCTTCTGCTACAAGACCAAATGTTCCGTAGCTGTTATTTCCTGTTAAAGATCTAATTTGAGATCCGTTTAACGCATAATAGCCTATATGACAGTAATATGTAAATACCGAAACGAGTTCGGTGGTAGCATTGTTATTTGCTACAACGGCATATCCTAAGTCATTTAAGTTTGTAAAGTCGTTTGCAAGAACGGATTTATTACCGCCTGTTAATAATGTGATATCAAAATACTGGCTATTTGTTACAACTGAAACAGTTAACCCGTTGCCTTCGTTACTGGTTTCGTCGAGTATAAGTGTTGCTTTTGCAACAGTTGTTGATCCGTCGACACTTACAGCAGACGGTTCATAATCTTTAATTGCATTAACTTGATATCTTACTCCGTCGATAAAAAAGCTAGTTGGCAATGTTGGTCTACGAATACCTAGAGCTGTATATGTTGGTGTTTCAACGTCAACTTCGAAGTTTCCGTTTTTTCCAACTACTCTAACAGACATGTTTCCACTATACCCGTCAATGTACGCACCACCGGTAAAGGCTTTAGCATTTCTACTTCTAGAAAAACTCGAACATGATTGTATAAATGGTGATCGTGTAAGTATTTGTCCTTCGGGATCTAGTACAACACCGAATCCTCCATGTCGCTGAAATGTTAAACTACGTAAAATAGTACCGTCGTTCATCATAAACATGTCTAGTTCGTTATTGTTTTTAGGTGTACTATTAGCATTACTTGGATCAGTTAAATAGTGATGTCCATAATAGCCAACTAATGTGCTATCGCTTCCGTACTTTCCTTCTAATCCTCCAGAAGCAGTTATATTGCCGTCAATGTCAGCATCTCTATAAAACCATATATCAGCCCAAGGTGATTGGCTTGGTCCAGCTGCTGGTCTCACAATAGTTCTTCTAAAGTCGTCGCCTATGATAGATGTATTGTTAGGAACACGTATTGGCAAATGCTCTTCGTAAATACCAGTTTCAACATTGATTGTAACTTGTTGAATGTTAGATAAGTTGCCATATTCTAGTTCTTCAGTTAGACTGAATTCTATAGGTGCAAGAAGTTGCATGGTTACTTCGTCATAAGTAGGAGTTCCAACAATGTCTTCACCTCTAGTATATGTAACAATTCTTCCTATTGCACCTGATGTTTTTCCTCTTATTAATTTTCCAGGAAAAATGTCGGGATTAGTTGAAATAGCTTGGTCAACGTAACTACTTGGGCCGCTATTGATTCTAAATGTATAATAGTTTGTACTTTCAACAAGTGCCGGATCGCTAACACTTGGATTAATAACATCAAGTACTACCTCGAACAAGTCTTTGACTGCATCGTTCCATTCTGTACTTTCAAGTATTGATGCAGAAACTAATTCTGCAACTGTTGCAGCACGAGCTTGTGTAATAGCATAGGATGTTTGAGTATACTGACCATTTGTATCAACTGCTATTTCTGTAGTAGGATTTCTAAAATATCTTAATCCTGCATATCTTGATAGATAGTTGTGTTTAGTTCCGCTAGATACACTTGCTTGTATGTC